CCTGGTTTCAACGCATATAAAATCTACCTTGCTTTGAAGAGCCACTTTACGAGTGATTATGATTACTTCAAGTACCATGGTAAGATGAGGGTGAAAGAAGAATCATTCCTCAAACGCCGTGATAAGTTTTTCTTTGAAAAGATAGAAAGGAGATACAAGAAAGAACTCGTTCCATTCTTTGTTTCAAATCTAATCAAGGAGGATAATGCATGGTCTGGAAGTCTTGCTACTGATCAAGCTGAACAGACGTTTAATGAATGGAAGAAGAAAACACAATCACTTCGTTATGTATTCAAAGAAGACATGGGCAAGATCCGTGCTTTGATGGACCATAACGACCTTCAGTTTGATGAGTTGTTTGATTGCGGTGATGGGCAGCACCCTGCTATTCTCAAACTTCTCATCTCTGAAGATATCAGTATTGAGTCCTTTGTGATACTTGACCAAGTATTGTCGTTTGCCAAGAGAATAAATAGAATACTTCTTGACGACTTCACTTGGATAGTATATTATAAGAAGGTGATTAAGTATTCACGCTTCATTGAAGTTGACAAGAAGGAGTATAGGATGATCCTAAAAGACATTTTTGTCTAATCGTATTAAGTAGAATTAAGTTAGTTTTAAGCAGAATTAAGGAGAAATATCATGGCATTAGATTTTGCCGCACTAAAGAAGACCCGCAACACCTCACTCACAAACCTAGTCAAAGAGGTCGAGAAAGTAACTACCCGTGAAAGCAAGGGTGGTGATGATCGCTTCTGGAAGCCAGAGGTAGATAAGTCTGGTAACGGTTATGCTGTTATCCGCTTCTTACCAGCACCACAAGGTGAAGATTTGCCTTGGGTCAAGATGTATAATCACGGTTTCCAAGGTCCAGGTGGTTGGTATATCGAAAACTCGTTGACCACTATCAGCGACAAAGACCCCGTATCTGAGCATAACTCTATGCTGTGGAACTCTGGTATCGAAGCAAACAAAGAGATTGCTCGCAAGCAGAAGCGGCGGTTGCAATACTACTCCAACATTCTTGTCGTCAAAGACACTGCGAATCCTCAGAATGAGGGGCAGGTATTCTTGTATCAGTATGGTGCTAAGATCTTCCAGAAGTTACAAGAAGCAATGCAGCCTCAGTTTGAAGATGAGGCACCAATGAACCCATTTGACTTCTGGGAAGGTGCTGACTTCAAGTTGAAGATTCGTAACTTCGAAGGTTATCGTAACTATGATAAGTCGGAGTTTGACAGCGCATCACCTATCTCTGATGACGATGATGAGATTGAGGCAATCTGGAACAAGCAGCACTCACTCGCTGACTTCCTGAAGCCAAGCAACTTCAAGTCATATGGTGAGTTGAAAGCACGTCTGGACAAGGTTCTGGGTGTGACTGACGCAGCACCTATGCGTGAAGAACAGGAGGTTGCCCCTCCACCACGACAGAAGGTCGCCAAGGCAGCAGAAGAAGATGCACCTTGGTCTAGCGACGATGAGGATGATGAAGAGAGTTTGTCATTCTTCAAAAGTCTCGCTGAAGACTAAATGAGAGAGGGGGCTTCGGTCCCCTCTTTTAATATGCACCTGCCATCATTCCACCATATCTAGCAGAAGATGGTTCTTGATTTCGTGCCTGTGGTTTTGGTGCGATAGTGCTATTATTATTCACAACATTGTTGACAGTTGAATTATCAGTTGGAGCAACAACATTAGTTGGTGTCATTGGTGTCATCATTTCTTTTTGTGCCGCTTCTAATGCTGCACCAGTAAGTTGAGTTTTCTTTTCTATGCCTGCAATCCTAGAAAACATCTTTCCACTTGTATCGCCACCAACAGTAACGTCGCCCATTGTGCTTTGAAAACTACCACTCAATCCTACACCAGACTCATCGAAAGTTTTTGAGCGTCTTATTTCCGCACCCTCTTCATCAGTATATCGCATGGATTGCGTGACATTACCTGTCTTCAGATCTTTCTTAAATTTAATCCCACCTATAGTCGGGGTGGAATAACTGAGTAATTTACCTTGAGGGCTGTATACATAAAGACCTTCACTACCACCAAATACATAATTACCCTTACTATCTTTTCTGTAACTCTCTCCAGTATCAGATTTAAATTGCCCCTCTTCATCAATTCTTTTCATTATATCTTTATTCATGTCACCAGCACCAGTTTTCATGAATTGACTTACTGCTTCATTTGCTTTGACACCTTCAGCAGAAGGAGTGCGAACCTTTTTGAGCAATGTCTCTGCGGCAAGTGGAATACCTCTTGCTAAGTTTGCGAGTTGTTCCTCGTTTAAGACTGCCTCATTGCCATGCAGAACTGCTGGTGTTCCCTTACCAAAGTTCTGCATGAGATCATTATCTTCACCAAGGGTGCCTTTATTATAAGCTAAAGATTTTGCACCACGCATACTACCATCACTCTGAAGGACAGGTCCAGTGAAGCGTTCTCGTGCTTCAGCAGCCGCAGCATCCAAAGTTGCTTTTGCCGCTGATATTTTTTCTGGTGTCAGGTCTTGTTTTGATGTAAGATTTGCCGATTGAGTAGGTACACGACTAGTAGGACTAGGCACACGACCAATAGGACGACGTTCCATATTTCGTCTTCTCAACATATTACTTTGATTCGTACTGTATCCAAGAATCTTACCATCAGCATCCATTGGTAGAGCATTCATGGCAGCTTGACTGGCAGCTGCCTGTTCACGAGTAAATCCAGTAATTTCGCCAGTTCCAGAATCACTAGCAGGACGACGATTCATTAAACGATTACTTTGCATCATACTATATCCAGTGATTTCATTACCTCTCATTGGTAAAGCATTCATGGCAGCAGATTGTTCACGAGTAAATCCTGTGATAGCACCAGTATTAGCACCTCTTCCCCGACCTCTTTTCATCTGCCCACTGTCTGATTTATCTGTTGAAAAGAAACTACCTAATCCATCAATTGCACTACTAAAAGAGTTGCCAATACTACTACCAATGTTGCCAATACTACTACCAATGTCAGCAACTTTATCACCAATGTCTTTTTGATAATCAGGCGACTCTTTAAGTTTTTCTCTTTGTGCTTCTAGTTCTGCAATTCTTTTTTCATCTTTAGCAGTAATTTCTTTTTTGGATTCAAGAGCGTCTTTCTCTTTTTCCAAGATTGCCATTTCATTTCTGACTAGTATATCCTTATCTCTGGCAACATTCTCTTGACTTTCTCTTAATGCATCTTCAAGATCTTTTCTTTTTTCTAAAGCAGCCTTTCGATCTTCTAGACTTACATTCGCAGTATCTTCAATAGTTTTGGTAAGTGATTCGATTTCTTTTAGTGCAGTCTCTTGATGTTTACCAGACTCTTCAATCCTTTTCTCAATGCTTTGTTTTCTACCAGGAGAAATTTCTAGAGTCTTACCAAATATACCAGCAACTTCTGAAGTAATATCATCCACAGCATTAGTAATCGTTTCACCGCCGATATAGCCTGCAACACCACCAACGACACCACCAATTGCTCCACCAATAGCAGTACCAAAACCTGGAATGATAGAACCAATGGTCGCTCCCAATGCAGCACCAGACATTGCTTGCATTGCAGCATTTCCTAAACCACCCTTGCCCCCACCTATGGCATTACCAATACCAGATGCCATTTTACTCTGACCATCCTTATCGGCAGTCTCTACACCAGCATAAGCATCCATGCCCATTCCAAGAACAGATAATAGACCTCCACCACGAACAAGTTTTAAAAGACCTCGATTACCACCAATCCCTGCTTTTTTAGCAGCATCTTTGATTTTAGCAATTCCCTTTTCATCTCCAGGTTTTACTGTAGTTGCTTTACCATCTACACCAGCAATAACTTTATTCCCAGCCTTTGATGTGATCACATCCCCAGGTTTAGGTCCGAATAAGCCTGTAAATGTTTTTTTGATAGAAGTACCAATACCAGAAACTAAACCTGCTAATCCAAAACCAGCAGCAGCACCACCCGCAGTGCTTCCGCCACCACCACCGTCACCACCACCGTCACCACTACCGCCAGTACTGACAATAGCACCAGTACCTGTACCACTTGCTATTTTAGTCCCTTTAGATAGGGACTCTCTGCGTCTTTCTATGTCAGCGAGGTTTTGTTTTCTTTGCCAGTCTACATTGAATTCAAATTGTTTTTGTAGAATTTCTTTAATATCAGAAAGATTACTCTCTAGAGAAGAAAACCCCTGTACATTAGTTTTCAAAACAGCTTTAGGTGCATCCTCGCTGTTTTTTAGACTTGGAAATTTTATAGGTGGTAATGCCATTTACTGATTCGCTTTTTGTTTTTCTAATTCTTCTTTCAAGTAATTCATCAATAGTTGTACATAAATTGTTCTCTCATAGGGTAACATATTTTCTAACTCTGTCAGTGAGTATTTATGATGCTGCATCAATCCAAAATTGGTTTTATAATGATTTACAAGACTATCATGACAGAGGCTTATGTAAAAAAATCGTTTAGTCCTCTCAATGTATATTCCACTTTCTTCTTACATCCCTTACACTTATATTCGATTTTATGCTCTAATCTAGGCATCGTTTCAAAAAAAATCGAGAGTTTTTCGATTTGAGTTTTATCCATACTTTCGATAAAGGTTTTCATCTCATCTTCGGTAAACTCATCATAAATATTTTCGGCGTCATACACATATTCGATTGATTGCTGTAGAATATCATATGTGCTACTCTCATTAATTTCTTCAAATAAATTCAAATTAGAGATGGTTGGATATTTCATCTTTACTCCAATATCATCATTAATCATAATAT